GCGCCACTCAGAAGCAGTTGTGTCATAACAGAAGTCATCAAGGCTAATGTTCTCTGCGAATGGCTTGCCAGGGTCTACCCATGCGTCTTCACCCTCAAGCTCAACCAAACCAGCGTCAGCCGTGTAAACCTTCACGATACCCATTGAGAAGAATGAATCCATCACTGCCTTACGCAATGTATCTTCTAACCGAATCTCTTTGATTAAGTTATTAATCCCCAATTGGAACGAATGAGCAAACCATGTTACATCTGTGTGCTGGGCTGTCACTAACACACGAGGTCGGTTTGCTGCTAAGGACATCGTATACGTTTCAGCCGTCTGGTACATCAGGTTCATGATGATGTCCTGACGACCTGAATCACCTGAAGAACCATACATGGAACCCACAAAGTCCTTGACTAATTTCTTACGCACTTCCCGAAACGGTCGAAGAACTCGTGTAGAGTTTTCTATCGCTTTGAGGAGACGAGCACGATCTAGTTGGCGATTAGGGTTCATTTACCATCCATCTTTCAGGGCTGTCTTACGTCTCTCGTGTTCCTTGAATCTCCACGCCATGCAACCATAAGGAATGTTATCCTCATAGTCTTCCCTATCCTCTTTGCTTACTGCCGGTCGATCCTTACCAGCGTGCCACGCAATAGCTGCTGCTATTACACGGTCACCATGTGCCTGTCCCTTAGCACTGTCATCCATTGTCCTAACGGATCGGGAGTGAACAACTTTACCATTACGGTAAACATACTGACGACACTCATTTAACAGCTTACTACTGCGTACACAGTATTCACCTGACTTGATTGCCGCCGCCATCTGACTGAGTACAGCAAGTTTGTTCTTGTCTGTACTGAACCATCCAGGGTTCCGAGTCTTCTTGCGGTATGTCTTGTTCTCAATTTCTCGATAGTAGATATAGGGATATTTACGTTCGAGTATCTGTTTCGTGAAAGCACCACCTGGTGGTCCATTCATTTCCCAGATTAGATAGGCGTTATTGAACCATTTACTCGCAGCAATAGACATGTCTGCAAACGCTTCCGGTCGCACCGTGTTCGTCGCAAACTCGCCAACCTGCTGCCCAGTAACTGTATCCATAACAAACATTACGGAGTTACTCGTGTAGTCACCACCAAGACCTGCACTAATGTCACAGCCTATGACGTATTGCCCTGAATTAACAGGAATCCCTCTAGAGTCCCGATGGCACCAGATTTCAAATGGCCCATCTTCTGTTTCATTATAGTCAGGTTCTAGGGTTTCTTCATCATAAAAAAGTATACCTTTTTGGTAAGGATTAAGAATATTTTCCTTACCAGACTCGTATAAATCTTTCCCAAATATCTGATACTCCGATCCACCGTAGTCCCTATCTAGTTCCTGAGCGATAGTCTGTGGTGTTGCACCAGGTCGTGAACACTCCTGATCGTAGTACGGGCTACGCACTATCCCATCGAGTACATGCTTATATGAGGCAGGAAAACGGTACTCCTCATCGAGTATCTTCAGTATCCCGTCCTTACTGGTATATAAGCCCACACCCCTGTCAGGATGGTCTTTCCAGTCCAATATAATCTTCTTCATGTTACTCGGTGTGTGCATCACGTCGTAGTAAGCACCAGAGGCACCTTTAGGCGTGGATACAAAGAGCCTACAGTCTGTAGCGTGCTGTGTGGCCGCTAGTGCTCTATAGTCGTCACCATTGGGGAAAGCAGCGTATTCATCTATCGCTATAGCCTTCTTACGACCACCACGAAAAGCATCTTCCGTCGTAGAGGCACCCTCAAACGTAGCACCATTATCCCGATTCTCCATCAGCATATTACTGCGGTACACGTTCTTAGGACGCATCCACTTAGGCAATCCACCCTTACCACCGTCACCATGTAACAAGAAGTCCAGCTTCCACATCAATGTATCCTTCTTCCCTGGCTTATCCACAAGATCAGCAGTACGGGACATAATCCCGAAACTAGAGAACTCGTCAAACATCCAGTGATGAAAGAACAAAGTAAGAAACATCCACGTAGCACCAAGGTCACGAGACTTCTCTAGCCCTATATCATCATCCCCTAGACCCTCGTGCATCGTCAGGAACGCCTCGTCCTGAAAGCCATAGGTTATAAACGGGATCACATTGCTAGATGTGCCACGTAATCGGTTGTTTCTAGGTTCATATAACCAGCAAAACGCATTGATAAAAAACAATATGTCATGCTTACAAGCAGTCCAAAGAGTACGTTGTCGCTCTGGGGTATCAGCCCATTTCAACAATTCCATACGATACTCAAGATTTTCCTTGAGCGTCTTTGGCACTTGGTCATATAGACTCAAAGCATTAGTCCCTTGTTATTCACATCTAGTATATTCTGCAATGACTGTAACCACTGCCACCATACATACGTCTTCCAAATAAGAGCACAGACATAAACTGTGCTAACTGTGAAGAATAACGTCCCCATTACGTAATACATCTTTTTCATCTGACACCTCCGAAAGTTGTCCGAGCATTTGCTCTATCTGTTCAATACTTTCTCCTGTGTCACGCATCCCCTGCTCTTCACCCTTAGTTCCCTGCTTTAGCTTGTCACCAAGCACCTTATCGAAGAACTTAGTCTGGTTCTCCGATGCCCATATAAGCATGTTCCATGCACCAGGAGAGGGAGCCTCACCCGGTGTAACCTTCCACTGTGATTGCTCTCCGACAGCCTTATGTAAGTTATGGAACACAAAGGCAATATCCACTGGTAACTCTGACTCGTTAATGTCAAACTCACCTAGCGTATTTATCAGCTCCCCCTGTTGTATCTGTTCCTGAGCAGCAACTAACTGCTCCGGTATCCCCGCATTACCAAACCGCATGAACCGTTCGTGCATCTCTCGCTCTAGCTCAATGGAGATAAACCCCATGTCGTCCATAGCCTTCTGAGCCGCCTCACGCCACGTGTAACGAGGATCAGCCTTATTCTCCTTGTATCTGCGGGTATACTCCTCTATACGCCCCTCACGCTTAGAACGCTCTATAAACAGCTCTCGTGCCGATGGTTTACGTGGCTTTGACCTTTTAGGCTTTATTGGGAACATTACACCGTCCTAAACGTCTTGTATAACGGCAATGCAGTGGAGTGGGTAATCGCTAACCCGACCTGCTCTGCATCCATCTCCGTTGCCGTTAGTGTTATTGACCATTGACCATTACCCTCGTGAGCCGCACTGTTAGTGCTCGTAGATTGTGATCCACCGTCCTTGATAACCTTACAGGTCACACTGCCACTGGTAACAGCCGCACCAGTATACTTATTGATGAGCACAAAGGTGAAACCAGTAATGGCTACACCTTGCCTGTACACCTCATCGGTCACATCACCCATTAGCGTATTGACCTCTACGATGGGTATCACATAATCTGCCGTTATTGATAGACCACGGGTAACAATGTACTTTACGGTAGTTGAACCAACAAACGCCGGTCCTATTAGGTCTTTAACCGCCATTAACTAGCCCTCGTTCTGCTAGTCGGATTTGTTGCGTCATCAATCGTCCATGTCATAGCAGTTGTGCTACCATCTAGCTTCTTACCCGTAATAGTCGTACTAGATATAGCAAACTCACTAACTGAGCACAGGATCATGTACAGAAGCTGTGCAGGTGTAGCCGCTGCTCCGTCAGAAGCATAACTCTCTGTAGCCGCTGTAGTCCACATAGCGTCCATCTCAGCCTTCGTAGGCGGGTCATAGGCGTTCAGTGCGTCAGTACATTCACTCTGTACCTCAGCATCCCATGCTGCGTTCCAAGGTACTGCCGTTAGTCCAGCACCTGCGGAGCCAATAACTGCTGTATCCACAAGAATAGCGTCCAGTATAAGGTCTAATCGCCCACCATTAGCCCAGTCCGTCTGTAGTTCGTTAGTATCAGCCAGAATCGCTGCTATCTCCGTATCCAGGAAGTTGTCAATCGTATCTAACTTACCGTCCAGAGTCGTACCTGTATCCACTAGGATTGCGTCGATAATCAAGTCTAACCGTCCACCATTAGCCCAGTCTCCTTGCAGTTCATTAGTGTCTGCAAGCGTTGCATCTAACAGTAGGTCTAACCTGCCACCGTTTGCCCAATCACCTTGTAATTCGTTAGTATCCGCTAAGGTAGCATCAATAATCAAATCTAAGCGACCACCGTTTGCCCAGTCGCCCTGTAACTCATTGGTATCCGCTAGGACTGAGGCCACACTAGCTGCTAACGTCGCACTACCAGCGAATATAGCGGCATATATGTCCTCCTCAACTACCTGAAACGTCTTGAACACAGGCAATGCCCCGGACTCATGTACGGCCACAAGCAACTCACCAACTGTGTTCGTGTCCGTTGTATCAAGGACGACGATGTAGTAACCAATCTCATCGTGACTCGAAGAAGATGACTCGTTCTTCTGTGCGAAGTTGCCACCATTCTTGGACAATCGAACATCTGCCTGACTGATCGTAAGACCTGTCTCGGCTGTCTTGCCGTCCGTATCATCTAAGAATGGGCCAAAGCGAAACGTGTAAGCCGTTGATTGTTTCAAAAACATCTTAATTCCTCATCTGTCTGTAAGTGTTCATTGATATTGCCGCTATTGGTACAGATGCACCTCCAGCGTCAGGAGTCTCTAAGTAAGCCTGTGTGACCCTTATATAATCCATGCCAGAACCTGCGTTAGTTAGCATCGTTATTCTTAATTTCAAATTGCCCCAGTTACTAACAGAACTCACATCGATAGCACTCGATGCAACCGCTGTATAACTACTGGCAACACTGTTATTGGTATGCGCTGCACCACGGGCAGTAGTACCCTCAAATAACTGGAACTTGACACCCGGTGCGCCCATGCCCGTATTGTCCTCTACCAGTGCTGTGTACTTGATGTAAACACTGCCAGAACCCGGAGCCGAGATGCTTGCTAAATCAACAATGCAGGTGTCGTTACTGCCATTGTCCGTAGAGTAAATGTGTGTTGTTGCTCCATCAGCACTTGCCTCATTAATCGCAGCGTACAAGCTAGAACCATCGTCTTGGTCAAGCCAGTTACCGTCTGTACCTGAGTCTGCACTAGGCCTTGCTGTTTGTACCATCTATCGCCTCTTCCTACAGCTTTTGACCTTCTTCCACTAT